CTGTCGCGATGGCGGCGAAGCGTGCCAGTGTGCCGCGCAGGTAGAAGCGCTCCGGAGTCACGCTCACGACTTCCCCGGTGCGCGCCTTGCGGTGCAGGAAGTCCTTCTGTAAGGCGCCACTTAAAATGACATTACGCGCCACTTGAATTGAGATGGCCTAAAATGAACTTCAGCGGCCGATCCTGAGCGGCCGGACAAGGAGTCCCGCCATGTCTCAACCGCCCGATCCGCCGCCTCCTCCGCCGAGCGAGATCCCCACGAATAACCCCGGGACTCGCGACAATCCGCCGCCCCTGACGGCTTAAGTGAAACTCTCGGCCGTCTGGGCGAGCTACGGGCAGCAAACAGCCGCCTTAACTGAGCTGGCGAGGAAGCTGGGCTTCGCAGCAGCGGGAATTTGCTGGGTCTTAAAAGACCAGGACAAGTTGCCCGCCTTAGCTCTCGTGGCGCTCGGATGTACCGCGGCCTACTTCGCTGCTGACATCGCCCAACACCTGTGCTCCGCCTGGCGCAAAAAACTCCTCGCCGAGCGGGCCGAGGCGGGACATTTCGTCGCTACCGGGCGGGCGGCGCCGGAAGACTTGGATGTGACCGTAACCCAAGCTTTCGACCACCCCGTGTACTACATTTTCCTCCTTAAAATTTTCTTACTCTTGACAGCGTACATTTTCATCGGACTTCAGGTGTTGCGACGGCTGCTTTAGCCGCCGACAAACCTGAACCCCTGTACGGCTCTAAAGTGCCCGCCGTACCCACCACCGTGCCCGCTGCCGCCGTTCTTCGAGAGGCTGGCGGCAATTGAGGCCACGCAACGCGCGCGGTTGGCGCCGCACAGCGCCCCGCTGACCTGCGTCCAACTCGGGCTGCGCCGCAGGGCGGCCGCCAGGCCCGGGTGGCTAGTGTGGAAGAGCGTGGCCAACTTGAGGCCGTAGCGGTTCTCGCCGGCCCTCCAGCGGGCTGCCACGGCGTCCAGGAAGCGCAGCCCTACACCGGCGCCCTGCCATTCCGGCATCACCACCAAGCGGCACGCGCGGGCCTCCACGAGACCCTGCCGGGTGCTGACGGCGACGTGGGCTACCGGCTCACCGTCGACGGCGCCGACGTAGTTCGTGGCCGCGATCATCCGGGGCAGCTTCAGATAGTGATGCGGCTCAAACAGCGGCCAGTAACGCCAGTCCGTCTCCCACAGCTCAAGCTCGAAGCGAGGGCGTCGCCAAAGCGACCCCCTCGAGAACCGGGCGGTTCCCGCATCGAAGACCCAATCCGGCTCCAGCCAGTCGATGATGTCGTAGTGGCACGAGAGCAGCACGCATTGCCCACCGGCGCGCTTCCACGCCTTCTGAAATGCCAGGGCGCCGAAGCGCGCGATCTGGCGGTCGACCACCGAACTGAACTCGTCGACCACCACGCGCGGCGGCGCCTCGCACACCAGCCGCGCGAGATCTGCGCGGAACCGCTCGCCGTTCGACAGCACCTTGTACGGCCGCAGCCACGCGGGCACCGATCCGAGGCCCACCGAGGCGAGCGCCGCGGTGACCTCATCGAAGCTGCCACGCGGCGCGATCGCGTCGACGATCGGCCGGCGATCCGGCCAGGCCGGACAGTAAAGCGCCTCCGGGCCCCAGATCCGCGCCCCGAGGCTCGACTTGCCCGATCCGCTCGGCCCGACGATCAGGCCGAGCTTCCAGCCATCGTCGTCGATCGGCAGCTCGGCCTCGAGGGTGAAGTTCGCGCCGCTCTCCACGTTGAACAGCGATTTCACGCGGGCGGCGCGGTACGAGGCGAAGTCGCTGCAGCGGTGATTGACGGAGAGCTTCATACCGTGACCACCCTGCACTTGAGGCCGCGCCGCGTCAGCACGTTGTACATGCGCGCCTGGTCGCGCTCGCTCTTGCAGATCACGATCACGCCGTACTGCTGGCGGTACTTGAAGCCGTTCGCCCCCAGGATGCGGGCCTCAGCTTTTCTTATTGCCTTCATGGTGCGTCGGTTCCCTCTTCGACGCTCCCGGGCGCTCAGGTGTGGGGCGCTCGGCCCTCAGATGATTCAAGGTCCCGCAGCGCGGGCACTTGATCTCCAGCAGCGTGAATTCTCCTACGCCAAGCTTGCGCGAGCAACGCCCGCACCGAATTTCCCGCATCGGGCAAACCTCCTGATGTAGGCTCTCCCCGCTGCGATCGCGGCAGGGGGCCTCGTCCTGCTTGGAGGTTTCATCTCCGGGAAAGGGGCCGGCGCGGTGTTAGCGCATCGCGTCGGTCGCCCCCTCTTTTCTCGGGCTCTTGAGCCCGTGTTACGTGCGAGTTTTTAAAGAGCGCGCTCAGCTCTCGCCGAGCGCTTGATGTTGGGAGATCCGGTCGCTCCGAGAGCGTTCGCCGCTTGCGCTGGACGGTCTGGCCACGTTCAGCCCTCCCACACCACGGCCGCCACCGCCTCGGCCGTCTGCGCCGCGTCGATCGCCGCCTTCAACGCGCGCGCCTTCAGGTGCTGCGCGTAACCGTGCGCGATCATCGCCGCGGCCAGGCCGACGAGGTCGCTCACATCGAAGGCGTGGTCGCTGTTGTCGGCGGCGCGCCAGGTGAAGCCCTCGGGCAGCGGCACGCCGGCCTGCGCCACCTGGCCGACCGCCGGCATGTTGGCCGTGGTCGGCGACGTGTTCATCACATTGGCGATGAGTCCAGCCATTCAACCCTCCATTGATCTGCGAAACTGAAACGGCCGCAGCGAGAAGCACAACGCCTGCGAACCGTCGAACACGTCATGGCTCGGGAGCCAGTTCTTGTAGGCGGGGCTGTCCACGCCGTACAGCTTGAAGCCGATGTAGCCGCGCCAGACATAAGTCGGCCAGCCTGGGGAGAACGAAAACGGTATCTGCCACGCGAAGAAGTGCGCACGCTTGACCGTCCAGCGCAGCAAGACACGCGGCCACGGCGGGGTGAACCAGTTGCCGAACAGCGGATCGCAGTAATCCCCCGCGTACACGCGATGCACAAACACCAGCCCCCGCGTTTCGTCGGGGATGGGATCGGTCAGAGGCCGCGTCGGATCGTTGCGGCGGAGGACTTGAACGTTCACAGTTCCGCTCGCAGCTTGAATATCTCTGCATCAATCTCAGCCAACCTACCCGTGGCGTAGGGTTGCCCAAGGGCAGCTTCACGGAGAAGGCGGGGCGTTTGCCGCGCTTCGAGTGCGGCGATTTGCTGCATCACGGTTGGCGGCTCCGGCTGCTGCACTTCCGGTTCGTTGCCCTCGGCTTTCCAACGGAGAAACTCGCGGTAGTCTGCGTTACGCTCGTCGGGCGGGATACTTGCGCCATCCGAGGCGCGCACGATGGCTCCAGTTTGCGTGAGCAGGTAGGTCATTTGAGCCTCGAATCAAGAATGATTTTTGTGTTGTTGTTCAAGTGCCAGTACGCCCTACCTGCCCCGGAAGCGGCGGGAAACGCCGACAGGTTATGCAGGCCTACCTTAAACGTAAGCGAAGTTCCGGTGTTCGAATACGTCACTCCTCCCACCACCGTCACCGTAGGCTGATAGAGTTTCACTTGCCGGTACGCATAATTGAACACGCAGACGTTGCTGCCGTCCGAGTATGTGTCTACGAACACGGTCTGACTCCCGAGGTCGGAGCCGATGAATTCCAAGTACTTTTCGCACTTCGCTAGTGCGGCCTGCATGTCTTCCGCGGCGAATGCAGGCGCGACGCTTCCCTCCACCAGCCGCACATCACCGATTCGGAAATTCTTGCCCGTCACGGCTGCCGCAGTGGTGTACTCAAGATCGACCTGCAACCCATTGCCCGCGTCATTCGCGCCGAGTGCGACAGTCAATGAAGCCTCCACACCCGTACTGTCAGCTACCGAGAAGTCCGCACTTGTGGCGAGCGTCGTGAGTGTGGTGAAGTCGTTGCTCGCGCCGGGTTTCCTGATGCGCAGGCGCGCTTGCAGCGTCCCACCAGAGTTCTGCCACGCCATGCACTTGAACGTGACGGTCTTGCCATTTAGCGGTGTCGCGTTAAACGAATCTATGCGGAAGCCCGCAGCCACAGTTCCAGCCGCAGAAGTCGTCAGAAGAACATCGTGCATGTGCCCCGTGACAGTCGGCATACCTCCGGCATTGTTCAGCGTCATCGACGTGCGGTTCGTGCAGGCACTCGCCGCCATGTCAGTCCCGCCGACGATGAACACCCCGTCCGCTGGAGTCACCACCTGTGGATACTGCGCGATCTGGCAGCCGCCGTTGATGATGTAGTTCTTCAAGGCGGCGTTTGGCTTGAACGATCCGCCATCGGTGGCGGTGGAGTCCGCCGTGTACACCGTGCCGTCCGCGCCGGCCGCGTCTGCGGCAGTCGTCTGCGCCGCGCGTACGTCCGTGCCGTCCACGTAGACGATCTTGTGGGTGCCCTGGCCGATCACCACCCCGCTCTGCCCGCCCACCTTCATGGTCAGCGTGTAGTTGCCGCTGGTGTTGTTGTAGACCACCCATTCCCACACCGTCGCGTCGACGGTCACGTCGATGTTGCCGGTCAGCGCGCCAGTCAGCACGAGTATCTGACAGCGCTGCTCGTAGTCGGTGAGAGCGACGTTGCTGGAGCCGGCGACGTTCTTCGTCGTCTTCCTCGGGACGCCGAACTCGGCGATCCGGCCCTGGTACAGATTGCGCGTGCCCGAGCCCCAGTTCACTTCGGCGCCCGCGTTCGAGCTGCCGGTGATTCTGGCGCGCTCGAGGCGCGCCGGGCCGGTGCGCACGATGTAGACGCCCGCCTCCCAGTTCGTGCCATCAGTCACGAACGCCTCGCACGACGCGCCGTCGCCGAGCACGCTGAATGCCTGGTACCCGGTCTGCGCGCCGTCCAGCGTATAGGTGCCGGTGCCGGTGGTCGTGCTCGTCTCGAAAATGCGGTCTGCGGCCTTGAACGTCATAGCCTTTCCTTGATGGTGAACTTCTGACGGAAGATCTGATGCTTCTCCTGCACCAGCGGCGTGTGGGCGGTGAGCAACCCGAACACCGCCTGCTCTGAAAGGTAGGCGCCGGCGATGTCGTGAATGGCCAGAACGTCGCGCGCCAGCCCGTTCTGCCTGGCCATCGCGAAGGCGTTGCCGTACATCTCGGCCTCTGTGCCGAAGTCCAGATTGAAGCTGATCACCCGCGCCTGGGGCAGCTCGCTCGGGTAGGCCTGGCCGCCGCGGCTGTAGGCGACCTTGGTCTGCTCATCCAGCTCCACACTCCAGCCCCACGATTGCCCGTAGGTCGGCGCCCAGCTCGGGCCGAGGAACAGGCGGCCCACTTCAAGATTGTCCGAGAGCGACGCATCGGCGAGGTCGACGCGCCAGTAGCGCGCGGCTGCCGACGTAAAGCCCTTGTAAACGGCGCCGTAGCCTGCCTTCACGCCCGCGCTGAGCGAACCGCTGTCGTAGGCGTCGCCGGCTGCGGCGGTCGGGTCGGTGTCCGAACCACGCAGCCGCACCGTCGCCGCACTGGTGAGGTTGCTGCCGAGCAGCGCCAGTACCGAGCAGGGCAGGGACGCGCCCAGGTCCAGCGTCAGCGCCGCGCTCTTAACGCCGGCAGCGGTGCCCCATTTCTCCGCGACGATCGGCCGCTGCACATTCGCCCCCGGCTGTTCCGCCAGTTCGGAGCTGGCGGTCAGCACGGCGCGGTCCGCGCGGTTGGTCCATGCAATCAGCACGCTCGGGCCTCCCTCATGCCAGCACGCGCAGCTCGACCCGCTCCCCGCGGATCTGCTGCCCGAGAACGCGTACCGAACGGCCGGCGGCAAAGCCGTGGCGCGCGTGCTCGATGCGCACGACCTGGCCAAGGTCGCACGTCAGCGCGCGCGCCGGCAGGCTCACGCGGTAGAGGCTGCGGCGCGTGCACCATAGGTCAAACAGCCTCAGCGCCTCGTCTGCAGCATCCGCCTGCTCGGCGTAGAGGCTCTCGCTCGGGCCGTATTCCACCGCCAGCAGGTGGCGGCTCTTGATGCTGGCGTCTTCCTCGACGGCGATGCGCCATGCGTGCGCCGCGAAGCTGCGTTGCGCGTCGGCCGCGCCCGAAGCCACGTCGTCCTGCGGCGTGTAGTTCTTGCCCCAGCCCACGGCCACTCGCCAGGCCACCGGCTCCACCGGCGCGGGGAGCGGCTCGCGCGCGAGGTCGATAATCTCGTTCTCGGTGAAGACCGCGCGGTCCGCGCCGGCCGGCTTGCCCACGCGCGCGACCGTGAACGCGCCCAGCCGAGAGAAGCCGCCGAACGCGCCGATGCCCGCGAGCAGCTCGTCGACCACGCTGCCGACCGTGCGCTGCTCGGCGCCGATCCACACCCCCACGCTGGCCGGCGCCTCGGAGTCCAGGGCCGAGAAGCTTCCCGGGTCGATCTCCGAGCTGTACAGGGCGGCGCGCGTGGACAGGGCGCGCAGCACCAGGGCCCCCGTCGTGTCGATATACCCCGACAGGCCGGCATCGCCGCGCACGTCGGCCGTCACGGCGCCGTCCGGGGCGGCCCCGAGAGTGAACAGCCCGGTGGAAAGGTCGACGCTGTACTCGCCCGCACCCGGCACGCCGGCGGTGTAGTCCAGCGCAACGCCGCGGTCGTAGACCGCGTCCACCGCGCTGATCGCGCCGTCGTGCACCTGGTAGACGAGATTCGCCGCGTCCACCAGCGGCGGGCTGATCCCGCGGACCTGGCCCAGGCAGACAGGCTTCGGCCGGCCGGCGAGATCCGCGCCACCCTCGTTGCCGCCGGTGCCGGCGTAGGCCGAGACCTGCATCGGCGCATTGAGCTTCGCCGCCCCATCGGAGAGCCTCAGCGTCACCGCATCCAGCCCGGTCGTGACGGACTCGACGACCCCGGTGAACAGCTCGCCGAAGGCGCTGTACGGGTCCGTGGGCCGCCCCATGAGCAGCCGCACCGCGCGGCCCTCGACGGCGTAGTCGCGCGAGAGGTGATCGAGCGCGCCGTCGGCGTTGATCAGCTGCAGTTCGCCGCCCGTGCGCGCGAGGCCGCCGATGCCGTCGCGTCCGACAATGCGCCGGTCAATGCCCGGCTCGCTCAGGATGCGCGGCTCGAACCACCAGGGCGCGGAAGCGTCGACGCTGTCCGTGGCCAGGCGCGACCGATACCCGTGCGTCGAGAACCGCAGCGTCACGACACCCGGCGCCGCCCCGGACGCCGCCCCGGAGAACGGCTGAACGGCGTGGGCGCTGGCGGCATACGCGCCGGCGGCTGCGTCGGCTGCCGCCAGCGAGAGCACGTCCAGCTCCAGCAGCACGCAGCGCGGCGCGGTGACATCGTCGAGAAACTCCTGAAACGCCGGGTCCTCGAGCAACGCATAGGAGGCCTCGGCATACGGCGCGGCGGCGAACGCGAAGGCGGACCAGCTCACGCCGCGTCCTTCAATCTGCGCAGCTCGAGCTGCACGGCCTTAAGCTCGTCCGTCATCGCGGCGAACCCGCGGCGCAGCTCGGCGATCTGGTCGTTCGAGGCCTGCCGGATGCTGAGCGGCACGTCCTTCAAGATGTCGTTCTGCACGCTCTGCTGGCGGGTGAGGATCTCGCCCAGCCCGGCGTTCGCCTCCTTGAACAAGTCCTGGAAGCCCTTGCCGGACGCGTACACGTCGCGGCCGATGCCGAGCAGCGACTGCACCGTGCCCGGCAATGCGCCCACGGCCTCGAGGTCGCCGCCGCGCGCCTTGGCCAGCGTCGACTCGTACTGGCCGCGCGCGCCGGCCAGCCGCGCCATCGGGCTCACGTACTCGCTGATCGACAGCGCGTCTCGCGCGCTCTGCAGCGACCCGATGCCCAGCTGATCCGAGAGACCGCGCACCGCGTCGCTCAGCTGCCCGCTGAGCTGCTGATCGCGCTGCGTCAGCGCAGCCTGCTGGGCCGCCGCCTGGAGCTGCTTGGCCGCGGCCTCTTGCTGCGTCTGCGCGGCAGCCTGCGCGGCCGCCGCGGCGGGCTGCAGTACGCCCATCAGCGTGGAGATCAGCGTGCGCGTGTCCGCCGGCGCGCCGGTGCCCGTGACCCTGCCCAGGTACTGACTCAGCACGTTCTGGTCGTACTGACTCGAGTCGCGCAGCATCGCGTTGAATGCGTGCACCTGAGCCATATCAGGGTCTCCGCCCGCGGCATTGTTGATGCCGATCCCGTATGCGCCGGGTCCGCCCTGCAGCCAGATCTCGCTCGCCTTCGGCCCGCCGCCGCCGCCGAACAATCCGTCCAGCAGGAATGGCGCGGCCACCGCTGCGATCGCCGTCAACGGGTTGGCCGCGGCGAAACCGCCGATGGCATCGAACAGGCCGAAGGTCGCGCCCGATTCCGTCAGCGAGCCGATCGAGCCGAAGAAGTTGCCGAAGTCGGCGAGCGTCTGCCCGCCGCTCAGAAAGTTCATGAACGAGCCGGCGCCGGGAAAGCCGCCCCCGCCGGCGCCGATGCCGCTCGCTCCGTTGAAGAAGCTCGCGCCGTTCGCCGCGCCGGGCATGATCGAGCCGATGATCGAGGACACCGTGCCTCCGATCGCCTGCGCGATCGGCCGCACGATCGGCTGGATGATCGGCTGCAGCACGGCCGTCTTCGCGCCGTTCACCAGCGCGTTCCAGAAGTTCTTCGCGTAGCTCTCGCCTCTGTCGAAGCCGCGCATGATCGAATCGGCCAGCGCGCGCTCGATGTTGTCCGTCATGCGTTTGTTCTCGTCGGCGGCCTTCTGGCGGGCCTCCTCGGCCGACTTGGCCACCGCGCCCTCGCGGATCAGCTGTGCTCGCTCGCGCAGCAGGCGAATGCGCTCGCGGTCCTGCTCAAGTTCCTGCTCGGAAGCCGCGAGGTGGGGGGCGGACATCGAGATTTCTTCCATTCGAGCGGCCGCGGCCTCCAACCGTGCGGCGGCCAGCTCTCCCGTGGCCACGGTGTTCAGACCGATAGCCTGGTTCTCTTCACGCAGCTTGCGGTTGCCTTCGTCGAGCTTGGCCAGCTCGCGCTCCTGCGCCCGCATGCCGTCGTCGTAAGCCTTGCGCGAGGCCTCGGTCGCCTTCGTCGCCTGCTCGCGACCGCGCGCCTCCTTCTCCAGCGCGATCACGGCGTCCAGGCGCGTCAGTATCACCTTCTGCTCGACGCTGCCGAGATCCACCAGGCCCGCCTCGACGTCGGCGATCACCTTGGCGCGCTCGCGCTCCGCGGCGGTGAGCTTCTCGGTGCCGTCGAGCTGCGCCTGCAGGGCCGCCTCCTGCTCGGTGGCGTTCTTGAACAGGCGGTCGAAGTCCCCGGTCAACGAGCCGGTCGGCGTCTTCTTCACCTTCTCCGCGGGCGCGCCCAGGCCGCGGCCCATCCCGCGCAGCTGATCCTGGTAGGCGTCGTAATCGTCTTGCCAGCGGCGGTCCACCAGGTTCTTGAGGTAGGCGCGCTCCTGGTTGAGACGCGCCGCCGCCAGGCCGTCCATCGCCCGCAGCGCGCCGCCGACGCCCGGCACCCCGTGCTCCGGGCGCTCGCCTTCGACCAGCTTCAGCTGCTGCTCGATCTCCGCCAGCCGCTTCTGCGGGTTCTCCGCTCCTGTGGTGGCCGCCAGCGCGAGTCCGCTCCAGAACCCGCCCGCTGCCTTCGACGCCTCCTGCAGCTTCACCAGCAGCTGGTTCAGGGACGGCAGCACATCGTTGCCGATCGCGTACTTCCAGCTCGTCAGCGACTTGGCGATCTTGGCGAGGTTGTCGTTGAAGGCCTCCGCGTTGCGCGCCATGTCGCCGCTGATGATCAGCCCGAGACGGGCGGCTTCTTCGTGCGCCTCGCGCAGCCCCTGCGCGCCGCGGTTCAGGACGGGGATCAGCCGCTCCCCGGATCGCCCGAGCAGCTCGTAGGCCAGGGCGGTCTTGTTTACGCCGTCCGGCGCGCGCGAGAAGGCATCGGCGATCAGCGGCAGCAGCTTCTCCAGCGGCGCGCCGGCGCGCGCGGCGGCCAGCACCTCGGGGCCGAGCAGGGCGAACGACTGCCGGGCCCCGCCCACGCCGCTCTGCGCGTCCTGCGCGTGCTTGGCCAGGTTGCGCATCGAGGTCTCGAAGTCGCGGTTCGACACGCCGGCCAGACCCATCGCGTGGCGGTACCCCGAGAGCCCTTCCACGGAGATCGCCAGGCTCTGCGAAAGCTTGTTCAGCCCGTCGGCCTCGTCGATCGCGCCCTTCACCATCAGCGCCTTGCCCACGCCGAAGGCCACCAGCGCCGCCGCGGCGCGCGTGGCGAAGCCCGCCATCTCCTTCAGGCTGGCCTGCTCCCGCTCGTGCGCCGCGATCTGCTGCAGGCTGCTGTCCACGCTGGCCCGCTGCGCCGCCGTCAGCTGCAGCTGCGAGGCGCGCCAGGCGTCGGTCTCGCGCTTGCTCATGCCCAGCGTGGCCGCCTGGTCGCGGAGCCGGTCGGTGAACTTCTGCGCTTCGTCGGCGCCGTCCTTCGTCGCCACCGTCTGCGCTTCGACCGCCTTCTTCGCCTCGCTGGTCTCGAACTTGAGGTTCGCCTCCGCCTCGCGCTGGCGGTTCGCCTCCTCGCGCGCGGCGCGGCGCGTCTCGGTGGAGCGCTTCTGCGTCTCGTCGAGCTGCGAGACCGCCGCGCTCGCCTCGCGCGTCGCGCCGACCACGTCCTTGCCGTCGGCCGTGAGGCGTATCCCGATCTGGTGTTCGCGCTCAGACATCGCCGGCCGCTCCCTCGTCGTCAGCGCCGTTCAAGACCGGCAGCACCGAGTACTCCATCACGATCAGGTCATCCATCACCGCGCCGCGGTTCTTCGTGCCGTAGACGCGCATCAGGCTCTCCGCCGCGGCATAGTCCAGGCCGAAGTACTGCCGGCCGCCGAGCGCGCCGACCGCCACGCGCCACTGCGTGGACAGGCGGTGAAACAGCCGCACCGCCGGCCAGTTCTCGGGCCAGACTTCGAAGTCGAGAACAGGCGCAGGCCGGCGCGCGGCGAGGCTGCGCTGCGCCGCCTCGCGCTCGATCCCCGCCGACTCCAGTGCCTTGATCTCGTCCTCATAGTCCTTCCAGGCTTGTGCTCTCGCCGGCGCGCGCGCCCAGTGCCGCGCGCCCTCGATCAGTTTTTTGCGCGGCCCCGGCCGTTGGCGCACTCGCCGTAAGCCTCGAACAGCGCCGTGCGGGCGTAGGTGATCGACAACAACTGCGCCTTGGCCTCCTCGAACGGCAGCTCCTCGCCCGCCTCGGAGCCCACGCCCTTCAAGCCGACGATCACGCGCGCCAGCAGGTCCGTGTGGTCCTCGCTCTTGCCGTACAGGATCTCGTCGGCCTCCTTGGCCGGCAGCACCTCGAACTGCGCGTTGAACGTGGCCTTGACCGTCTTGCCGCCATCGGTCGGCACGTTCACCGTGACCGGCCACCACACCTTCTTACTCGCTGAGATCTGAAACACCGCTCACCTCCGGCACGCATCATTTACGACCCCCTTAAAAAAGCGCGGGCAGACCCCGAAGGCCCCGCCCGCAAGTGCCCGCGTCCCGGCGGAGGTGGTACCGGGCTGCAGGGCGGCTGCCGTTCTTGTTGTTGTCTTCGCCGCGTTCGTCGATGGTTCGTCCGGCCCGCCGCTCAGGTCACCGTCAACGTGAACTCGTCGTTGCCGGCGCTCGAGGGCCGCAGGTTGAACGGCATCGTGTTCATCGCGATGCCGCTCTCGTTGCTCAGATCCGATTCCTCCAGCTGCGCGCCGGCCGCGGCGATCGCCACCTTGTTGCCGGCGGCGGTGCCGTGCGTCACCGCCAGCGCGCCGGCCGTGCCGGCCTTGATGATCGCGTACCAGTCCTTCGTGGCCATCAGCTCGTCCTCGAGCACCGCTCGGCCGCGGCTCTGGCGGCCGGTGAACACGATCCCCTCGAAGTTCGGCAGATTGCGGTAGCTGATCTGGTTGCCGGCGTCGATCTCCAGGCTGCGGAACTTGCCCGCGTAGCTGTGCAGCGTGAACGGCGTGGTGTTGACCTTGTTCACCGCCAGCGGCGCCTGGAACGCGGTGAGCGTGGGCGCGGGCAGGGCGGTGTCGGTGGGCGCCACGTACAGGCCCTGGAACCGGAAGCGCAGCAGCGGCACCTTGCCCGCCTCCAGCATCAGCACCACGTTGCCCTTCGAGTAGGTCAGCTTGAAGTGCTTGCCGTCGACGTACACGTACTGCGTGGCCGACGACTCGGCCGTGCTGATCGGCGCGTACACCACGCTGACGCCGGAGTTGATCGTCTCCGAGAAACCGCAGGCCTTGATCACCGGGCCCCAGCCCGGCGCCGTGCCGGCGGCGCCGCCGCCGGCCATCTCGACGTCGTAGCTCAGCTCCTGGAAGGAGCCCGCCACCACCTCGCCCATGTTGCCGAAGTGCGGCAGCACCACGTTGCGCGCGTCGCGCTGCGTCACGATCGGCTTGAGCACGATGTTGCGCGCGAGGATGGCGTTGTCGGCGGCGGTCGGCTCGGCGTCCACGCCTGCCGTCGTCTCGGTCTTGCAAGTGATGACTGCACGGTTCCACTTCAGCATCGCGGCTTACTCCTTGGGCTTGCCGGTCGCGCGAGGCGCGCGCGGCGGGGGTTGGGTTTCGTCTTCGCCTGCCGGCGCCTTGCCCGGCTTGTCCTGCGCGGCCGGCGGTGCGGTGCGGCTGCCGTCGACCAGCCGCCGCACACCGTTCTCGACGATGTAGGTGCCGCCTTCGGCGGGGTGAGGGTCATCGTTCTGCATCGCTGGCCTCCTGGTCAGATGTAGACGCGCGTCGTGAGCGACAGGCGCGCCGAATGGCAGAGCACGCCGGCGAACAGCACCGGCGCGTGTTCCTCGAGCTGCACGCCGGCCTGGTTCGCGCCGGCCTCGTTGAAGTACGTCTCGCACAGGCCGCCGAGCGAGGGGTCGGCACGGAAGGCCGTGCGGATCGCTTCGATCAGCGTGTCGAACTTCTCTTCGGTCTCGTCGGCGTCCTCCAGGCTCATGAAGCCGCGCACGCGCCAGCCGTGGTCCATGTAGTTGCGCCCGGTGTCGATCAGGATCTCGCGCGTGCTCACGCGGCGCACGTACCAGCCGAGGATCCGGTTGCCGCCCTGCGCGCTGCTCACGTACAGCGTCGCCAGCGCCGACGGGCTCTTGGCATAGCGCTCGTAGGGGTGCACCTTGCCCACGTTCGTCACCGAGGCGATCTTGGCGGCGATCGCGTCGCGCAGCTGCTGAACCGACGCCGTCACGCCGCCCCCCCCGAGCGCGCCGCGATGCGCGCCGCCGCCGCTTCGAAGATCCGCAGCACGTCCGGCGTCTGCTCCAGGTAGGTGAGCTGGAACGGAAACTGCCCGGTGGTGCCGCGCGCCGAGATCTTCTTGGCGATGGCGAACGCCACCCCGCGCGCCGTCTTCTCGCTGGAGATCCCCAGCTTGGCCATCACCCAGTCGACCAGCGGCGCGATCGGCGGCATGTGCGGACGCGTGCCGATCTCCACGGGGACGGCATGCGCCATCGGCGTGCCCACCAGGCCTTCGACGCCGAACTCGCCCACCCGCTGCTCCTGGCTGAACACGCTCGCGCGCAGCCCGCCGGTCGCGCCCACCGGCATGCGCTCTTTGACTTCGCGCTCGAGCAGCGCGTCGGCCTCCAGCGCCGCGGCCTCCAGCTCCTCGAGCACCAGCGCGGGCGCCGCGGCGAACACGGCCTTCACCCTGGCCAGCGCCTGCAGGTCGATCTGGTAGGCGATCATCGGTGCGCGTTGCCGTGCGTCAGCCGGTCGCCGCCCCGGCTGTCCGGCAAGTTCAGGTTCACCACCGCGCCGGCGGGCGCGCTGCGCCGCTCGTCGATGCCCAGCTCGTTCAGGTAGCGGTTGCGCAACGCCCGGGCGCGCGCCGAGTACTCCTGCGCCTTCGGGCGCTGCTCGACGCTGTCGGCCTGGATGGTGCTGTCCGTGCCGCCCGAGTAGAAGGCCGCCAGCTGTTCGCACAACACGGCCGCCGCCCAGCAGGCCACCGGCTCGCGGTGCCCCACCGGGATGCTGTCCACGCTGCTCGACACCACATGCGTGATCGAGAACGTGCAGCGCACCGTGCTGCCCACCGCCATCGCGTCGACCAGCATGATCGTGATCCCGCCGGGCGCGGCGTAGTACGCCCAGCGCTCCTGGTTGAGCAGGCGCGGCGGCACCTGGCCCACCGGCGCCTCCAGCGAGCGCATGGCGGAGAAGTCCGCCTCCCAGGCCGTGGGCAGGGGCAGGGTGTGTGCGGCCGTGGTCAGCACGTCCTCGACCTTCCGCCGCTCGCGGTCGCGCGAATAGCGCTGCACCGCGAGCTGGATGGCGCGGTCGCGCTCTGCCGTGACGATCTTGCCCGCGTCGTCGCGCACGAGATCGGTCACGAGGGTCTGGTAGTCGCTGAGCATCGGTGCCTGGAATGAATGAAGGGGCGGGCTGGATCGCGCCCGCCCCTCTGCCGAGGGTTGTGCGGGCCCGGCCTATCGTCGCAAGCAGGTCAGCAGCACGGTCGTGTCGACCAGCGTGCCGGAGGGGATGGTCAGATTCACCGTGATCACCCCCTCGTCGGTGATCGAGCTGGTGGTGATCGTTCCCTCCGTGTAGGTGCCGGCCGTCATCGCCATCGCCGCCGAGAGCACCGTGGTGCCGCCCAACAGCACGTCCACCGTGTTGCCGGTGCCGGTCAGCGCGCGCGGCACCGCCCCGGCGCCCAGCAGCTTGCAGGCGAACGGCATGTTGAACTTGGCCGCCGCGGTGGTGGTGGCGCTGTAGGTGCCCGAAAAGTGCAGCGGGATCACCACCACCTGGCCGGTGGCCGGCGAGACGTTGGTCACCGCGGCGCGCGCGGCGGGCAGGTTGAACAGCATGGCGAACAGCAGCGCCACGACGATCAGCGCGCCGATCGCGCGCTCGATGAAGTTGTGAAGGTTCAGGGTCGGGTTCAAGCGCTTGCTCCTGGTGATTGGTGTGGGTTGTCTGGGGTTGTCTCGCTTCGCCTGCCGCCCTCGCCCGGCCATTGCCGGGCGAGGGGCGCGTGCTACTGCGGGCTCACGATGTATAGGTTAGAGGACCGACTTGTCCCAGCCGCGGTACTCGACGACGTCCCCGCCGTAGACGTGGCGGATCTTCCAGGTCAGCTTGTCGGCGCTGAACATCGAGCCCACCGTCGGGTTGTCCTGCACGAAGATCTCCGGCTCCTCGTTGCCGTCGAGGAAGCCGATCTCGATGCCCGGGATGTCCATCGGGTCCGCCGAGATCGCCCAGTCGTTGGCGTCCGACCAGTACCAGACCGGCATCACCTGCAGCGACAGGTCCTGCACGAACGTCTTGTCGTTGTTCGTGCTGCGGTTGAACAGGTTGACGCCGGTCTCCTGCAGGTCGGGCGGCACCCACAGGTACTTCGGGCCGATGCCGATGCGGTCCAGCGAGCCGGCCTCGGTCTGCTTGAGCATGCGCAGGCGCGCCGCGGCCAGATAGGTCGCATCCAGGGCATTCGCGCCCAGGTTGCTGTGGTCGTTGTGGAAGAACGCCACCGAGTCGTAGATCGTCGGGTTGGTGCGCACGAAGTCGAGCACGAACTTGGCCAGCGTGCGCTTGGCCGAACGCGAGAGCTTGATCGGCACGCGGCGGATCACGCCCACGTCGTCGTTCTTGATCATCTCCAGCGTGATGTCCTCGGTGCCGCCGCGCTTGCTCACCGCGTAGCTGGCCTTCTCGTCCGACGGCGAAGTCAGCGCGGTGTACGGGTCGCCCGCCGAGACGGCCGGCAGATCGCCGTACCCGCCGAAGCGCGTGCGCTCGTTGGTGCGGAAGTCGGCCACCGGGACCACGCTGCAGGCGTGGCGCCAGACGTCGTACTGGCCCATCTCGCGGTAGTCCGCCAGCAGCGTGCGGCGCAGCGCGCTGCCCAGCACGTCGGCCAGCGCCGTGCTGTCCAGGCCCTCGCGGAACGCCGCGCCCAGCGACTCGGCCATGCGCGTGCGGTCGCAGTTCTCGAGGCGGCCGGTCACCCGGCGGTCGCCGGTCATCTCGATGTAGCACTCCTTGAACGAGTGCGTGGCGCGGTGGTCCTTGTGCTTCGGATCGAAGAAGGCGTCGAGCATGCCGGCCACCTTCGCCGAGCGGTCCTCGACCTCCACGTCGGCCAGGCCGGCCAACTGCACGGTGCCGCTCTCGGTGAACTTGGCCAGGTACTCGCGCTCGGCCTTGATCGCCGCGCTCACGTCGGCCTCGGTGAAGCTGGCGCGCACCGCGAAGTCCGCCTGCAGCTTGTCCTTCGCAGCCTCCGGCAGCTTCGCGCCGGCGATCAGCGCGCGCGCGACGCCGCGCGCCTCGATCATGCGCATGCGCTCTTCGACCTCGGCGCGCGTGACGGTTTCCGCCGCGCCGGTGGGCGCCGGCCCCGCTTCCAGCGCGACGGCCTCGGCGTAGCGCGCCTCGAGCGCGTCGTCGTCCAGGCTCGCCACGTCCAGATTGGGGAACTTGGCCTTCACCTTGGCCATCATCTTGTCTTTCAGTGCCATCTCGCTTTGCTCCTTGGGGTCGGCGGCTTCGACGAGTCGAACGAGCCCGCCGCCGGCGCTCGGATCGACAATCAGATCCACGGAATTGACCTTCTTGATCGAGCGCGCGACGCGCACCCGCTTGCCTTCGCGCATCTCCGCCTTGGCCGTGCCGTCGGCGTCGATCGAGAACCCCACCAGGTCGCGCTTGCCGCGCTTCCAGGCGTCGGTCACCGTCTCGCGCAGCTGCGCGGCGCCGGCGGCGAAATTGAAGCGGCCGAGCATTCGGCCGGTGTCGGCCTTCTGGCCCTCGACGAACTTCACCTGGTCCATCCAGCCGACGATGCGGTTCACGTCCTTGCCGTCGCCCTTGACGTGCATCGCGTCCGGCTTGGCGAACACCCGCGCGCCCTCGAACAGCGCCACCGCCTCGCGCAGCACCGCGTCGCTGTAGAACGTGCCGTTCAGCGAGAGGCCGGCGCGGATCAGCACCGCGTCCCACTCCAGGCCCGAGGCCTCGCGGGCCTCGACGAACGCCGTGCCGGCCTCCGCCTCGCGCAGGGCCACCGGCACATAGGTCTCCAGCACCTCGGTGGGCTCGCCCATCTGCACGGTGTTGTCTGCCGCGAGCGTGTACGGGTAGGCCCAGTAGCGGCCGTCGCGGCGCACGATGGCGCGGTCGGCATACATCGCCTCGATGCTCACCATCCAGGTGCGCTCGCTCGGCAGGCCGAGCTTCACGACCAGGGCGGCCTGCACCAGCTCGATGATCTGGCGGAACTCGCCGGTCGCCGCCTCGCGCAACGCGGCGAGGCCGACGATCCCGTCTTGAGGGACGCGGCGCATGCGTTACTTGCCGCCTTCGGTCGCGGCTGCCGCAGATGCCGCGGCAGCCGCCACGCTGCGGTCCTTGCGCACGACGTGGCGCCGGCCGTCGATCGTGGTGATCGAGATCTCGTCGCCCAGGTCGTAGCCGGCCATCACATGGCTGGCCCGGAGATCGGCCATCTTGGTCTCGACCAGCTCGCGCATCTTGCCGTCCTCGCCCTTCACCTGCGAGCGCTTCACGACCTGGACCGCGATCTCCACACCCTTGAAATGCTTGACCGCCTCCGCGGCGGCAATCTGCACACGCTGACCCATCTGCTCGTCTCCCGGTTGACGCGGACGACGAAGTCGGCCGCGGGCAATGACGGGCAGATTGTGGGCGGGGTGCTACATGGGGTTAATGGTGACGGGCGTCACCATCAGGGGGGAGTTGCAGCGGAGTAGGGTGCCCGTGGTGGGCAGCGGCGTCAACCCGGGGAAGGTCAAATCAGACGGGCTTGCTCCGGGGCGACGCTGTGATCCAACACCTTCTCGATATAGCGCTCGCCGGAAAGCTTCATGCCGCTTCTCTCCTGCACGAACCGAACCTCTGCGTGCAAGACATCACCCTTGCCGAAGCGCTCGCCGGCGTCGACCCGAGCGAGGAAGTCCTTGTCTCGGATCTCCGCAAAGAACGAACTCTGCCCGTCAGAGAATCGCCACTTCAGCCCGTCTTTGAAAACCGGCGCTTCGATGATTAATGCCTGCTTGAATACCGTATCGGTCACCGTTTCAGAAGGTCGCACAGGCACGAAGAAGTTAGCTTCGTCCTGGTTGGCCGCTCCCAGCTCCTGCTTACCGTCTCCGATGTGGACAGAGTCAATCCCCGGGCGGCCAACCGCGTCGTGCACAAACCTCTTCACGGCCTCGCCCGCTTTGTCATCGAACACAACGAGATTGAGAGTTTGCGTGCTGACCTGGATGATCTCGCCGTTGTTGTTGGAGACATGGACGACCTGATTCTTGTCTCCGTTCGTGACGTGGGTTGGGGGCTGGCCCTTGAGATGCTTCCAGAGGGACACGGCCTCTTTGATGACTCCGGCGAGCGAGTCGGCGTGCAGCGCAGAGAAGATAGTCGCCGCGGGGCCGACAACGTTGAACACAATGTCGGTGATGAACGAACCACGCCCAAACCCCGCAACCTCGGCGCGCGCGTCGATCTGCCCGCCGTAAGTAGCCTTCGCAGCCGCGACCACAAAGTCGCTGAATGCAACCATGTTGGCCGAAGCTTCGTAAACGTCCATCTGGCCGGATTCGACCGACGGCCCCTTGTATCGCAGACTTAGCCTCGTTTGCATTGCGCGCCCCACTCCCGAAGGTGCGGGCGAGCGTATCACGCCTCGCCAACGGCGAAGTCGGCCGTCAGGCATAGGCCGTTCGGCCTAGGCCGCGTGGGGGTTTTCACGGAAATTAGGGTCAGCGCGGCCCGGAATGGGCAAATTCGGCTTTGTCGGCGCAATCTGGCAGGGTCAAGGATCGCTTTTAAGGGGGGCTTAAGAGGGGTCAAGGGCCCTGGCGCGGCCACCGGGGCCTCCCGGCCCCGGAGAATCGCCCAAATCGCGTTTCCCGGCCTCCGGTTTCCCGTGAAACAGCCCCCCCCACGGCCGGGCTACCCTTCCTCGATCGGGTTGCCCGGCACCCGGCCGGGCCGGCGCACGGCCCATTCCGCCTTGTACGGGAGCGAAACGCACCCGCAGTTGATCGTCTCGCCGGCCGGCGCCCGCGGGTCGTGGGGGTACATGAGCTTGACCTTGCCGCCGGCCAGGATGAACGGCTTGCCCACCTCCTGCACCTGGCCGTCCGCCAAGACGTGGTGCAGGCGAGGGTGCAGCTTGCCGGACTGCCGCCACTGCTTCTTCATGCCCGGCACCTTCTCGGCCGCCTGCAGCAGGCGCTCGTGCGCCGCCACCGCGAACACCCGGCCCAGCTCCGTGCGCACGATGGTGGTCGCGCGCCGCCGCGACGGCTCGCCCAGGATCTGCGTCACGTGACTGATCGCCGCGCTCGGGCCCTGCGCGCCCACCACCACCAGGCCCAGCTCGTTGGTGACCCGCGCCGCGGCCTGCCGGCCGACGTCCTTGATCCGGTCGACCATGAACGCGCGCATGGCGCGCAGCTGCCGGGTGTCCAGCCGCGGCAGCTGCGCCAGGATGCCCGCTGCCGCCGGCTCGGCCGCGGCGATCGTGCGGGCCACGGAGCCTTCGCCCAGGCCCCACGACTTGCCGGCCGCGGTCGAGATCTCGCCGGCCGCCTTCTCGCCGAAGGTCTCCAGCTCGCGCCGGATCTCGTCGGCCAGGCGCGGCAGGTTCCACAGCTCATAGTCGGTCGGCGCCGCGGCCAGCGTCTGGCGAATCTCCTCGAGCGCGTGCTTGAGCAGCGCCACGATCCGGTCGCGCGTGTCCCGCATCAGAACCGTCCGCTCGGCCAGCGATTTGCGCTGCGCGGCCCGCGCGGCGCGGCCGGCGGCCTTTGCCGGCATCGCTGATTACTCCGCGCCGGGGCCCGGCTCGTCGCTGCCGGGCTGCGTGAAGACGTCCCCCTCGGCGTCTCGGTTCGCCTCCGCCTCGGCCTCCGTCAGCAGCTCCTCGGCGTCCGCTTCCACGCCCAGCCGCCCGGCGACCGCGACGATGAGCTGGATGGCGAACTTGCGGCTCATCAGCCGGCTTGAGATCGCGGTCGCGGCTGCGGCCGCCACCTGGGCGAGGGCCGTGGCGTACTTGCTGGTGTCCTTCACCGCCAGCTCGGGGAACACGGCCTGCACGCGCCAGGCCGGTTCGCCCCATTTGATGGCCGCCTCGCTCGCCGCCCGCTTCATCAGCACGTAGCGGCCGATCGATTCCAGCATGTGCTTCAGCATTCGCTGGCGCATGCTGTAGATCTTCATCGTCGGCTCGGCCATCTCGGCGCCGACCGCGCGGTTGACGTCGCCGCCGCCGCCGAACCAGTGCTCGGGCATCGAGGCGCCGCCCAGGATGTGGTTGCGCAGCAGCCGCGCCGCGGTCGAGGTGTCGGCCGCCTGCAGGTTCGGCGCCTCGGCGCTCCAGGTCTCGGCGTCGTTGTGTACACGCACGCTGCCGGGCTTGGGTGCAAAGATCTTCGTCGCGCGCTCCTCGACCTCCTTGGCGTTCGCTCCCTTCAGCGTCACGTCCCACAGGAACGCGCGCAAGAAGTTCTGCCGCTCGATCTCGCCGAACAGGAACGCGTCGTAGGCGTCCAGCCAGTCGGCCTGGGCGAGCAGGTCAGACCGCCCGCGGCGCCCCGAGCTGAGATCGTTGACGCGAAAGTAGAACGCCTCGCCGTCCGTGAAGCCCGCGCGGATCTCGCGCGTGCGGCGCGAGAAGATCTGCTCCGGGCCGTTGACGATCACCCGATAGCGCAGCGCGCGCCCGCGCTTGTCCTTGCACAGCACCAGGCCGATCGGCTGCTCGGGGTTGTCCGGGTCGACCACCACCGTCTCCAGCAACTGCGGGTCGATGTAGCCCAGGCGCACCGCGCCGTTGGCCTCGTTCACGAACACCGGGTAGATCTGCTCGCCGAACAGCGCCAGCTCGCGCACCTTCTTCGGCAGCTTCAGGTCCATGTCGTTGATCGGATCGGTCCAGAACTCGTCCAGCTTGAGCTGGTTCTCTTCGTCCTCGACCTTCAACGAGACGCCCTCGGCCAGCAGGTACGCCAGCGGCAGCTCGACCAGCCGGTTGCCGAGCAGGTTCTGCTCCCACAGAAAATGCGCCATCTTCTGCATGCGCCGCTGCGTCACCGGCGTCAGGTCGCGCCCGGTGTCCTCGGTGAGCTTGCGCCAGTTCGCCTCGTCGGCGTCCACGGTCACGCCGGCCGCTTCGCGGAAGCCGACCTGCCAGGTCGTGGGCACCAGCCCGTTGTAGGCGCCGATCAATTTGTCTTTCAGAGCCATTTACGCGGCCCTCCTGAAAATGCCTGCGCGGCGCCGTCCGGCCATCGCTTCGGGTTGATAGGTGTCGCGCGGCGAGTCCACCGTTTCGCCGGCCGCCGGCTCGCCCTCGGCGCGCGTCGCGGCCCACGCCAGCACGCGCGCGATCGCGCCGTCGCCGTGGCGGTACTTGCCGTCGCTGCCCTTGTCGCGGCCCGCATCCATCGCCGGATAGCCGTTCTTCAGCACCACGCGTCGATGGTCCGCGATCACGTCCTCGCCCTTGGCGATCGCGAGCGATCGATCCTCGAGCGCGGCCTTGTACGGCGGGAAGTTGGCCGCATACCAGGTCTGGCTGGCCATCACGCACTCGACGCGCGCGGGCCCGTACTTCTGCAGCGCCGCCTCGGCATGCGCCTGCCCGTTGCCGCGCGCGTCCAGCTTGAGGTGGTGAAACAGCGGCAGCATGTCGAGCACCGCGAACAGGATCTGCTGCTGACAGTCGAACGGGATGCCGCGCATCTCCACGTTCAGGCCCTCGCGCCAGCGGCCCGCGCCTTCGTCCAGCAGCACCGTGAGGTAGGAGAGGTCGCCGCTGCGGCCGAAGTCCTGGCCGGCCACCGTGCGCACGTTCGGCAAGCTGTCGATGATCGGCTTCAGCTCATCGACGATCCACGAGGCGATCTCCTGGATTCGGTTGTCGTCCAGCTCGTAGCCCGGCGGCTTCGCGAGCCGCACCACGGGCACGCCTTCCACCTGGGCGCGTTCGACCAGCGTGCGCGGCAGGTACGCGCCCGAGCTTTGCCGCGGGATGCAGTCCAGCTCCTCGGCCGCGCCTTCGCCGTACTGCGCGCGCACGTTCTCGCGCCACTCCTCCTTGGTCGCCGCCTTCATGCGCGGCCCCATCACCAGCTTGACGCGCTCGTACAGGCCGGCCTCGAGGGCGTCGTCGAACGTGGTGGTGTGCAGCGAGTAGGGCAGCTTGCCGGCGAGGATCTCCTGCACCAGCTGGTTGAACGGGTGGTCCTCGCCGTTGTGCGAGCTGAGGATCCTCACGCGCCCGCCCCAGATCAGCATCGCCATCGCCGCCTTGAGCAGTCCGGGCATGTCGTCGTGGAACGCCGCTTCGTCGATCGTCACCTTGCCCTGCTTGCCGCGGATCGAGCGCGGGCGCGAGGACAGGCCGAGGATCTTGAAGCCCGAGCCGAAGTCGATGCGGAACGCCTTGATCGAGTTCTTCTCGCCGTCCTCGCCCTCTTCGACGAACAGCGTCTCCGCCACCTCGCCGGCGGCGAGATTGAACGCGCGCGCCCACATGGCGCAGTCGTCGATGTACTCCTTGGTCATGTCCTCGCTGTAGCCGATGTACAGCGCGTCCATGCCGCCTTCCTCGCCGGCGGTCAGCACCGAATCGGCCGCGTCGCACCACGACGCGCCGATGCGCCGCGACTTCCGCCACACGGCCACGTCGGCCTTGTCGGCGATCCACGCCTGCTGATAGCTGAGCAGCACATGGGGCGCGCCGGGCTTGGCGGATGCCGTCTGCGCCGCGCCCGCCGCCGGCGCGATGCGCGGTGCGGCCGCGCGCGTCCGAGACGCTGCGGCCGGCTTGCTCGCCGGCCGCTTCGACGCGCCCTTGGCCCGCGCGCTCATCCGCCGATCCCCAGGATCTCGCGCTTGATGCTCTCCACCGTGGCGCCGGACATGCCGCCCTTCTTGGCCAGGCGCGCGACCTTGTCGGCCACCGCCTGCGTCCTGGCGCGCACCTCCAGCTCGTGCTTCTTCTGGCCCACGCTCGCCCGGCTGAGCGTGGCCACGTTCTTGGCGATGGTGGCGAGCAGCTTGGCGCGCTTCATCGGATCGGCGCCGTCCAGGTCCTGCAGGGCGACCAGCACGTCGAACACTTCCGTCTGGATCAGGCTGATCACGGCGGCCGAGCGCTGGTCGGCATCGTCCGGCGCGCTGTTGGCGATCAGCCGCGCCGCCTCCGTGCTCGCCTTGATCGCCGCCAGGCGCTTCTCCAGATTGCTGCCGTAGCGGTGCAGGCCGCTCTTGCTCACGTCGGCCGACAGGCCCAGCTCCGCGCCGCGCGCCTTCAGCTCCGCGGCCAGCTGCTCGTAGGCGCTGAAGTTGCTCCGAAGCAACGCCTCGTCCAGCCACTCCTTCAGCTGCGGCGGGAGCTGCGCGATCTTCGAGCGTCGGGCCACGCCTCAGCCCAGCTTCTCGGGCCGCGCGATGCCGGGATCGCACGCGACCGTGTACTCGACGATATCCACACCGTAGCGCTTCAGGCCCGCGAACCAGCGGCCGTTCGGGTGCTTCACGATCTCGACCAGGCCGCGGTCGGCCAGATAGTCGAGCTGGCGGCGCAGCTCGATGCGCGTCGTGTCCGCGTACATGCCCTGCAGCGTCACCAGCAGCGTCTCTTCCCACGCGCCCACCGGCCGCGCGTTGTTCAGCGCCAGCAGCAACACCCAGCGGCCGAACTCCCGGCGTTGCTTTTCTTGGTCAAGCATTGCCGCCTCCCAGCATCCAGTTCTGGATGCGCAACGAGAGCTGATCGATCTTCGCCTCGATCAGCGTCTGGTTGCGTACATAGTCTTCGCGCCGCACGTACTCGCGCGGCAGTTCGATCAGGATCTTGCGCACGTCGCGCTCCAGCTCCTCTTGCTTGGCCTCGATCCTGCGCAGCCGCTCGTCCCACTCCTTTCTGCCCTCGGCGCGGGCGGCGTCCTGCGCGGCGAACTTCTCGGCCAGCCTCGCCTCGAACTGCGAGAGCAACAGCTTGCCGAAGCCGCCCACCGCGCCGAAGAGCGCGCCGAACAGGGAGATCAGCTGCCAAAGTTCCAGTTGAACGGGCATGCGTTTCGGTCCTCTTCTAAGGTTTCGGGACTCGGCCGAGCCGCTCGGCCCATGCCTGGCAATTCACGCAGCGGATCGCCGAGGGCATCGCCTTGCGGCGCGGCAGCGGGATCGGCTCGCCGCAGTCGGCGCAGTTCGGCAGCCCGGCGCCGGACAGGCCAGCGGCGATCGTCTGTTGCTCGATCGCCGCTTCTCGCTGGCGCAGCTCCAGCGCCTGGGCTTCGTCGTACAGATCCACGCGCTAGCCGCTCAACCGCCGGCTGATCATCTCGGACTTCTCCATCGAGCCGCGCGAGCTGCCGAACTCGAACTGGTGCGCATCGCGCAGGCACAGCGCGAAGGCGGTGGCGATGGTGGTCAGCAGCCCCACCACTTCGGCCGGCATGTCCCGCCGGAACAGCGAGAGCACGACGAGGCAGGCGATCAGCCCGACGACATCGAGCAGCACCATCACGTCGGCGCGGCGGTTGCGGCCGCCGGTGAGCGCGCGCAGCTGCACGTCGCGCGCGCGCGCGTTGGCGCGGTCGGCCAGATAGGCCTTCTCCAGCTCGGTATCGGCGGCGAGGGTGGCCAGGTTGAACTGGTGCGCGAACTGCGCGTTCTCGCGCATCGCGGCGATCGCCTCCTCGGGCGACTTGGTCCCGGTCACCGTCTGCGCGATGCCGACCACCTTCTCCGCGACCTCGGCGGAGGCCTCGCCGGCGCCGAAGAAGCGCATGACGCTCGGCGCGAACTGCGCCAGGGCCAGGGCGGCCTGGATGATCGGCATCAGAGCCTCACCCCGAGCGCCTGGCTCAAGTCGCCGCCGCGCGAGAGGCAGCTGCGGCCGAGCGCCTCGGCGAACATGCGCGGCGCGCCGCGCGCCGCGGCCACCCGGTACGCCACTTCGAGCACCCGGTGCGCGATCTCCAGCGCCTCCGGCGTGGCGAACGCATACAGATCGGGCAGCATGGCCTCGGTGTCCGGGCGCGGGACGCCGTGTTTGGCCAGCGTCGTCGCCACCAGGGCGAGGTCCGCATACGTGGCGCACTCTTCCGGCGAGTTGGCGCGCGGCGCCTGCGCGAGCGCGTCCGATTCGAGGGCGAGGGTGAGCGCGGCAAGGCAGAAGCAGAAGCTCAGGACGTGAAGCAGGGCACGCATCGGTGTCTCCTCTTTACTCGAGCACGTTCTTGGGGTCGGGGCGCATGCCGCGCGAGAGCCACGCGGCGACGTCGAACTCGGGGCAGGTTTTGAGCCACTCCTGGCGCTCGACCACGCCGTCGCCGTCCACGTCCGGCGAGAGATCGCGGTGTCCGGTGATCCGGGCGCGCGGATAGAGCTTCTGCAGGGCAAGGGTCTGCAGCCGCAGCGCGGTCCATTGCGCCGCCGTGTACTTGCCGGTTCCGATCATGCAGATCCCGATCGAGCTGCGGTTGTAGCCGTAGCAGTGCGCGCCGATCTCGTCGCAGTGCCGGCCGGTGGCGGCCGTGCCGTTGGTGTAGACCACGAAGTGGTAGCCGATGTGGTGCAGGCGCGGGTTGAATCGCGCGATCCAGCCCGCGCCGCGCTGAAACCCGCGCTCGGCGTGCCAGGCGTCGATCACCTCGACGGGCGTCTTGAAGTTCGCTTCGCCGACCTCGCCGACGAACAGGTCTTGCCCGTTCGGCGAGGCCGAGCAGTGAATGACGATCAGGTTGATCTCGCGTCCCATGCACGCGAGATTAGAGGGACTACCGGCTGGGCTTAATGGTGACGGGCGTCACCGTGGGGCGCTGCGGCTGCCGCGGGCGCATGATAGCAGCGCGGCGCGGCGGATCAACACGGCGCGGTCAGCGCTTGAACAGATCGTCCTGCGCGTCGTCGGCTTCGCCGTCCTCGGCGGCCACGCGGAACACGCTCCGGCGAGTCGTGTTGAAGCGCCGCGCCACCGTCGAGGCCGAGGACGAGGCGAACGCCTCGCGCATCGCCCGGTGCTTGATCCGGCGCAGGTAGGCGCGGGCCAGCGGCAGCTCGAAGGTTTCCGTCTTGAAGGCGCGCGCCAGCTTGCGCGCGGCGGGGAGCCCGATCGCTTCGACGATCGGGTGAGCCTCGTGCAAACGCTCTTCGCGGGGCACGTAAAGCCGCGTGCCGCCGAACGCCTCGGCCAGCCTGATCGCCTCGGCCACGCCCACCTCCTGGGCGATCGCGGCCAGATCCTTGGGCAGCAGCTCTTCGAGGGCGGGGCCCTGCGCCATCAGTGCGCGCGCCCCTCGCGCGGCTCGGCCTTGCGCACCAGCATCATCCCTTCGGCCTCGGCCACGCGCGCCACCAGGTGCCAGTCCACCTCGATGCGCGGCCTGACGGTGGCGGTGAACCCGGCGTCGACCAGCGCCTTGGCCAGCTGCGCCGCATCGATCTCGACGGTGGGCACAGCGGGCGCCGGCGCGGGCCTGGCCTGCCGCATGAAGGTCCAGCAGCAGGCCGCGCCGGCGAGGGCGCAGAGCAGCCCGTAGACCGGGAGAATCGACATCAGGAAGTCCGTCAACGCGCCTCCTTGCGCTTGTGGTCCGCCACCAGGGCGGCGACGATATCGTGCAGTTGATCCGGCCGGCAGAACTCGACCAGGTCGACGCCGTGCATGCGGCGGGCGATCGCATCCGCGTACCGCTTCGGCCGATCCGCCTCGCGCAGCATGACGGCGATCTTCCTCAGCATCGGCTTCTTGTCCTCGGTCGCGCGGTTGACCCACGCCCACCCGCCGGCCGCCTTCTCGCGCGGCGCGGCGGGCTTCCAGCCGCACGCCTTGAAGTGCTCGAGTAGCAGCTGCCTGCCGCGGCTGTCGAGGTCGGCCGAGGAGCGCACGCGGCCGATGGTCCAGAGCAGATCGCGGTAGATCTCCTCGGCCATGCCGAGCGCCTTGCGGGCGATGTGGATCTTGGCCAGCTCGGCGCGGCGGTCGTCGGTCAAGGTCACGCTCATGGCGCCCGCTTGGCCTTGCGGCCCTTGCGCGCGCGGCGCCGACGCGCAGGCAGGGGCAAGCCGGCGTTGAGGCGGCGCAGTACCGTGGCGCAACGCCGCAGCTTGATCAGCTTGTTGGTTTCGGCGATCTCGCGCATGAGCGACGCGGCCTCGCGCTCGATCGCCGCCGGCCACTGCTCGACCGGCACATACCGCACGCGATCGAGCACCAAACCGTAGGCCAGCACCCACGCCAGAGAAAACCGCGGCTGCCGCTCCAGGCGCTCGACGATCTCCTTCATGCACTCCGCCAGCTCGAGGCCGTTCATCACAGCGCCTCGACCCGCGCGGCCAGGCAGGCCTGCATCATGACGATCTGCTCGCTGGCCTGCGCTGCCGCCTCGTCGAGGCCGACCGGCCGGTAAGCCTCGTTCCACCAGGGTGAATAGCGAAAGCGCAGCCACTCCGGCGCGCTGTGCACGATGGCCTCCTCCGGCCAGTAGTAGCCGAACCGGCTGCGCCAGGCCAGCTCGCCGGAGTCGACGAACCGCACCAGCTGCGCCCAGCCGTGGAACCGGCCTGCGACCGAGATCTTCGCCTCGACGATCCGGCGGCGGCGCGGATTGAACCCTGCCTTGATGAACATGCGGCGCTTCTCCTGGCCGGTGGTGATGCGGAGGGCGATCAGGCGCATCAGGCGCGCGCCTCCTGCGCGGCCCGCCTGGCGGCGAGCTTGGCGTTCGTGTTGATGGCCGACTTGCGGCGATTCTCGCGGCGGCGCTGCAGCTCCAGATGCTCCGGGTTCACGCAGGGCGGGGTGTCGCAGCGTTCGTGCGCGATCTCCTTGTAGTGCGGGATGTCGCCGGTGCGGTGGGCGAGGCGATACGCCAGCTGGTGCGCGTAGAACACCATCACCTGCCCGCGCACCCGGAAGGTGATCACCGGGTAGCAGCAGTTATTGACGGCGCGCGTCCACAGCGCGCAGCCCTTCGCGCCGATATCCACGTTGCGCAGAATGCGGCGGATCGCGGCGACGTTCTGCTCCGGCGTGAGGAAGTGCACGCGGTACCGGAAGCGCTCGATCATGCGCAGCCTGAGCTGGTGCAGCGCGTCCATCTCACTGGCCCCCGAGCAGCGGCGCGCCGGCCGGCGAGAGGAGGAACGCGAGGATCAGCTTGGCCTCGGCGTCGGCCTCCTCGGGCGTGGCGCCCTGGCCGATGCGCTCGGCGCGGTAGGCGAGCAGCTGCTTGTCGAGCATCGCCTGGTGAAACACCCAGTAGGGCATGAGGTGCGATCTCATTGCGCGTCGTCTCCCACGCGGGCGAGCACGGCGCGGCCCCGCAGGACGCCCGGCTGCTCGTGCCAATGGGAGAACCGCTCGGCGTCGCGCGGGCGCGCGGCGTAGCTCCACTCGCCGCCGCGCGAGAGGCCCCAGTGCGGCCAGACCTTCACGCGGCCGGCGCGCTCGGCCGCGCTGAGCGCCGGGCGGATGAAGCCCCAGTGTTTGACGTAGGGGCCGTGGACGAAGAGCGACCAGACCTCGCGCTGGCGCTTGGGCAGCACGACGCGGTGGAACACGTCGCCCGAGGGGATCAGATAGCCCCAGCGCCGCGCTCGCGTGCCGTCGCGCCGCTCCTCGAAGTACCAGCCCGAGAGGATCAGCGTGAGCGCCCACGCCCACGGGTGATCGTGCAGCCCGCGGTCCGGGTCGCTGCCGATGAAGCGGTGCAGGTACACCCGGAAGCCGAGCCGCTCGAACAGCACCAGGTGGAAGCGCTGCAGGTACGGCCGGCCTGCGTCGTAGATCAGGGCCACCGGCCGGCGCGCGGCGATCCAGCGCAGCAGGGCGACGATCATACGCCCGCCTTTCGCGCCATCGCGTCGAGTTCGGCCAACCGCTTGCGGCGCTGCGCTGCTGGCAAGCCGAGCGCATGCATCCGGTCCCTGTTCACCGTCACGCCGGGGATCATCTCCAGCGCCTCGGCGAAGTACTCCCGCCACGAACGCGGCTGGACGTGCTCTGCGTCCGGGTCCATCTCGAAGACCAGGCCCGCGCCGGGCGCGCTCAAGTTCACGAGCGCGAAGTTCACGCGTTGCGCCAGCTGCTCGGCGATCTTCTTCCAGTCCGTGGTTGCCGGCTCGGTCGACGGACCGCCGAGGGCGCTCGGCGCCTCGGCCATCCGGGCGCGTGCCGCGGCGAGCACCGCTCGCGGGTCCATGACCTCGATGTCGGTGCCGATCTCGCCGCCGACCTCGTCGCCGACGTGCTTGAGTACAGCCTCGATCAGAGGCAGCAGGGCCAAGTCGTGGGAATCGTTCTTCATGATCAAGCGGTCTCCTGTTGGTAGGCGGTAGAAGTGATCGAGCGGGCCATCAGGCGCTGCTCTTGGCCGAGGCCGTGCGGCGTCTGGCGTGCCATCGCTTCATGCTGGCGATGTTCCCCTTCAGCTTGCCGATGAGCGCCTTCGCCTCCTGCTCCGTCAGGGCGACGGCCACCGCGACCTGCGGCTTGCCGGTCATTGACCAGAGGTCGATCCTCAGCAGCGGCTCGGGTGCTGACTCCGCGTAGTCGACTTGGATAGCCACGCGCGCGACACGCTGCGCCGCTCCGCTCATTGCGACGCCGGTAGTGATGCTGCCGTCCGAATCAGCGGCGCCTCGTCGCCGCAGCGCGCCGTCGCCGTCGAGGAGGCGGGCGACGCCGCCCTCCGAATGGGCGATGCCTCGCCGTTCGGCGCCGCCGCGCCGGCCAAGATTGAGGAAGAAGCCGCCCCCCGAACTGGCAGCGACTCGCCGGCGTGGCAGCGGCGCGAGGCCGGCCGCGCGGCTGCGAGCGCGCGCCGATGCGCTGTCGATCAGCGCCGCCGTGATCTGCGCCGGCTTGGACAGCGCCGGCTTGGCCAGCGCCGTGCCGCGGCCGGCCTTGCGGCAGCGCGCGCAGTTGTCGGCGGCGAACTGGCTCTTGAACGTGTGGCCGGCCTCGCAGAGATAGAGGCTCATTGGTCCGCGTCCTCCTCGGACTCTTTGAGCAGCGCGGTCACCAGCTTGTCGACGTCGCTGTCGACGGCCTTGATCAGCACCACGTCGCCGGTCTCCTCGACGGTGATGCCGAGCCGCTTCAGCTCGGCGGCGCTCAGGTTGGCCAGCGCCTCCTTGATCGGCCTTTCCGTGGTCTTTACGAGCGCGTCGAACTGCTCCGCGTAGTGCTTGCGGATCAGCTTCACCACCTGGTCGGCGTCGTCGTACTCGATCTTGCCCTTGCCCTTCTGAAAGCCGACCTTGATGCCGTGCACGACCACCGAGCGCGGCTTGACGAACAGGTCGGCCGACTCTTCCAGCGCGGCGTGCAGGTCGGCGCGCGCTTCGCTGGCCGCGGCCAGGGTGCGCTTGATCGCGGCCAGGTGCTTGCGCTTGGCCTCGCGCACGGCCTCGTTCAGCGCGTCGACGTGCGCGGTCAGCGCGAAGCGCGCATCGGAGTACTTCTTGGCCAGGGTGTCGATCTCGTTCAGGGTTGCCATTGCTTCACTTCTCCTCTGTGTCCGTCATCAAGGGCGGCGCGGCGGCCGGGACGGTCCCTCAGGTTTTCAGGGTGAGCTGCCCGAGCAGATCGGGCAGCGGGATGTTGCGCAGGCGCGATTCGAGTGCGAGCGACTTCATCGCGCGCCCGCGCAGAAAGCGGCAGGTCGCCTCGATCTCCTCGGGGGTGGCGGCGATGAAGTAGCCGGTGGCGGGGTGGCCGCACACCGCGGTGCCCTCGTCGCGCAGCTCGGTGACGAGCAGCCGCACCGCGCGCGGCGGGATGTCCAGCACGCGCGCCAGCGCCTCGGCGGTCACGCCGTTGGCGCGGCCGATGTGTGCGGCCAGGACGCGCTGCAGATCGTGCTTGGTGGCCATCTCAGGCCTCCTGCGCGCGGCGGTAGTGCGGCGCGATCGCGCCGGCCGGCCGGCGCGCCGCCCAGGCCACCATGACGGCGTCGAGGATCGCGCTCGGGACGAGCCGGCCCGGCTGCGCGGGGGTATCCGGGTCGCGCAGCCGGGCGCGCGCGAACGCCACTTCGCTGCGCCGCCGGACGGGCGAGATGCGCTCCAATTCGTTGCAGCGCGCCAGCTCGCCCATCGCGGCCTTGACGCGGTCGTACGCCGCGCCGCGGTTGGCGGCCTGCAGCGCGCGCACGACGTGCGTGCAGGAGAATGGCTCCTCGAGCGTGCGGCAGGCCTGCCGGACAGCGTCCATGAGCGTCATGGGTCGATCGTTGGCGCGCAGCCGCATGCGCTCAGGCCTGCTCGAAATGCAGCATGAGCAGCTCGGCCAGGTGCCCGGTCTCCTCCACCGAGTAGACGCGCGTGCCGGCCGGCGCGAGTACGACAAGGCGCGTGTCGGCCGTCATCGCGGCGAGAAAGCCCTGCGCGCCGTCCTGCGCGGGGGCCGGGGAGGGGGCGGCCCCGCGCGGCGCGGTGGAGCCCTTGGTGAGGCTCCAGCGCGCGCCGCCGGCGTGCCCGGTCACCTTGACCAGTCGCTCCTTGCGCAGCGCGGCCAGCGCGCGGCCGACTTCGGTCTTGGTGCCGCAGGTTTCCGCCAGCCGCGGCTTCGATTGCGCGCCGCCGGCCAGCGCCTTGAGGATCAGTGCTCGGGTGCTCATCGTGACTCCTGTGTGAGGTTGAACTGCGCGGGAAGCCGCGCCGTGCCGCGCGGGCGGCGGTGGTGGCGCAGCTTCTCGATCCAGGTGCCGTTGCGGCACAGGTAGCCGGCGTCCTCCAGCGCGCCCTGGATGGCCAGCGTCTCGCCGGCCGCGCGCGCCTGCTGGCGCACGGCTTCGGCCTGCTGCAGCTGGTTCAGGGCGCGCAGGATCTCGACAGGCGCCAGCAGGAAGGTCTCGAACAGCACGCCGCGCTCGCGCAGCAGCGGCAGCGCGATGTAGATCTCGCCCCACTGCTCGATGTGCGCCTCGTCGAACGTGCGCGGCGCCCGCCTGGAGCGCTCGAAGCTCGGCGCGGCGCTCAGCATGCGAGGCTCCAGGTGCGGGTCCGGTGGGTGATCGTCAGCCGGCACACCGCTTCGCGTCCCTCGATCTGCGCGTGGAAGACGAGCACCGCGCCGCTGGCGTCCTGGCGCTCGACCGTGGGCGCGCGCGCCGGAGCCCGCGGCGCGGCCTGGGCCACGGCGGTGCGGGCGTAGTCCAGCGCGGCGGCGCCGGCTGCCGCGCCGAGGATCGCGCAGGCCGCCGCGCCCACGGCGAGGTCGCCGTACTTCATGACTTTCATGCCTTCGAACATGCGTCCTCCCGGTGGGTGCAGGTGGGGCAGGTGCGGCTCAGCTTCACGCGCAAGGGGTTGGTGGCGCGAAAGCCGCGCTTCTGGTTGTCCAGGCAGTCGCGCGTGCTGATCGGGCCGATCACGGGGCAGAGCACCGTGGCGCGCATCAGCTCGCCGCGCACGCGCGTCTCGATCCGGTCGACGCGGCCCTTGTAGGCGTTGCCGATCGCCTGGTTGACCACCGCGCCGGAGATCCCGAGTTGCTTGGCGACCACGCCCTGGCTGGTCCTGTCGCAGGCCACGGCGAGCGCCTGCACCCAGTCGGGCACTTCGCCCCAGGTGGCCTTGGCGCGCGCCTGGTTGCTGTTCTTCAGCGCGGCCATACGGTCTCCCCGGTGTTGCCGTCCATCACCGACCTGTCGCGGCACACCAGCGGCGCGCGCGGGCCCGTGTTGCGGCTCTTAATGAAGGCGTAACGGGCCTTTCCGCCGCGCCGGGAAGCCGGCGCCGTCTCGACCACGTAGCCGGCCTTCTTGAGGTGCACCAGGTACGTGCGCGCCTCCTCGACGGCGACGGCGTGCTGCGGCGTGCTGGCGGCGAGGGCCAGCTCCTCCGCGCTGAAGTTCTTCAGCACGCGCAGCGAGAGCCACATCTGCTCGCGCCCCTGGCCGGCGGTGACGGGCTTGCCGTCCTCGGTCACGCGCGGCGCCTCGGCGCCGGTGTCGCGCGCCAGGCGCAGCAGCCAGAGCGCGCGCTGCGGCCGGTTCGCCGGGCGGGCCTTCTCGGTCACCTGCAGGTAGCCGGCGGCGATCAAGCCGTTGACGTAGGTGGCGACGGTGTCGATGTGCTGCTGCGTGAGCAGCGCCAGCTCGGCGATGCTGAAGTCCGGCGCGGTCGGGGTGCCGGTCGCGCGGATCGCGGCCCACACGCGATCGCGCGGCGTGAGGGCGCCCCTGCGCTCCAGTCGGGCGGCGGCGCGCGCCATCAGGCGCCCCTCCGGATCAGCGGCGCCTCGCCGGTATAGAAGCTGCGGTGGCCCCACAGCTTGATGTCCGCCACCTTGGCGCCGGCCTTCTCGGCCTCCAGGCGCGCGGTGTCGATGTTGACCACGATGCGGCGGGTCACTCCGCGCGTGGCGCCGACCATCAGCTCGAGCAGCGGGTCGGCGATCGAGATCTCCGGGGAGTACAGGCGCGCCAGCTTGCGCGCGTCTTCCATGTCGGCCGGGATCGCCGGCTGCCACTCGAGGATGCGGTTGTGGAACCGCTCCCAGCGCTTGAGCTTCTTCGGAAACCCTTCCTCGCCGATCAGCAGGATCGGCGCGCTGGAGGCCTCGTAGATGTCCCGCACCAGGTCGATCACGTTGCGGTCGGCGAGATAGTCGGCCTCGTCGACCAGCAGCGGGCGGCGCGAGAGCGCGAGTTCCTCGGCGATCTGGTTCACCATCTCGTAGATGGTCCGGCCGGGGCGCAGCGCCATCTCGTCGAGGATCGCCATCAGAAACGACTTCTTCGTGAAGTAGCTCTTGCACTCCACGTACACGCCCCGGTAGCGCGTGGCCACGGCGCTGGCCGCCATGCTCTTACCCAGCCCGCTCTCGCTGAACATCACGGCCATGCCCGGCAGGTTGTGCGAGCGGTTGACGATGCGGTCCATCGTCTTCATCGCCAGCGCGACGTTCTTGAGGCTGGCGAACGTGGAGGCGTTGACTGCGGCTTCTGTTTTGGTCATGCTCTTGGCTCCAGTAGTTGTTTTCGATGCACCAGGCGCCCCGGCTGCAACCGGGGCGCTTGTCTTTCAGCCGGCCGCCTGTTTTCCGGCAGCCATGCGTTGTTCGAACTCGGCGTCCAGTTCGGCCTGGAAGCGGTGGTAGCTGCTCTGCTGCCAGGCCTTCCAGAACTGCTCGTCGATCTCGGCCAGCGTCTCGCCGGCCGCGCGGCGCGCGTCCAGCGCGCGCCAGTAGTCCTCCTTCTTGTCGTCGGTGCGCAGCTCGTGCACGTTCACGCGCGGCGCCGTGGCGCCCGCTGCGCCTTCGGTCTCCAGCCGCTCCATGAATTCGCGCTCGTCGGCGCTCAGCTCGCGCGACTGCGCGCGCGGGCGCTCCAGCGGATCGCGGAACACGGCGGCCACCACCTTGGGCTCGGGGATCGTCAGGTCGGCCGCGGCGGCGCGCTCGACGCCGGGCAAGTACTTCGACGCCTGCAGGGCGTCCATGCGGCGCTCGGCCTCGAGCAGCTGGCGCGTGGCCCGCGTGAATACCTTGCGGTTGCGCTGGTGCTCGCGCGCGGCGTCCTGGTCGGCGAAGCCCTTGGCCTCGAGGCAGTCGGCAAAGCAGATGTAGCGGCCGTCGAGGGCGTAGACGTGCACGCCCTCGTGCAGGCGCTTGGGATCGAACTTGGCAGTCACCATGCGCCCGGCGTACTCGTTCATCTCGCGCGCCCAGTAGCGGTTCGCGTAGGTCGGCTCGTAGGCGGTGCGCGTGATCCGGCCCGCCTGCAGGGTGATCGCGCCGTCGCGCGCGTTGGCGCGCACCGGCTCGGTGGCCAGCAGCCAGAGCCGGCGCTGCGCTTCGGTGGCGCGGCGGATCGTCGCCGCGCCGTAGCTCTCGGCGAACACGGCGTCGAAGCTGCGCCCCTGATGCACCGGCGAGCGCCGGCCTTCCATTGCGTTGAAGGCGGCGATCTCGCGCGCGATGACGGCCTCCAGTTCCTCGAGGCGCACGGCGCGCGTCTTGCCGTCGTAGTCCGGCTTGTCGAGCGGCGAGCTGCCGGTCCAGGCGCCGGCCAGCTCGGGCGCCTTGTCGATGTACTCGCCCAGGCCGCCGACGCCGAACACGCGCTCGATCGGCTTGGCCTGGCCGTGGCCGGGCGTCGCCCACATCACGCGCACGCCCATCATCGGGAACACGCCCAGCGGCTCCTCGTCCTTCACCTTGAAGCGGAAGCGGTTGCGGATGCCGCCGCTCATCGTCTTGTTGGCGGCGGCCAGGGTGTTGTCCATCAGCGCCGCCTCGGGAATGCCGTACTGCTCGACCACGTCGCCGAACGAAAGGCGGATCACGTCGGTGTGTTCGGTCTTGTCCGTGCGCCACGCGAGGATCTTCGACGAGTGGACGTCCTGCCAGACCCACGTCTTGACGCGGCGGATCTCGCCGTCGGGGAAGGCGACGAACACGTTGTGCAGGTAGCCGTCGCCGTTGATGATGTCCAGCGCCTGCAGGGCGGCGCGCGAGCGCACCTGTGCAGGGAACAGATCCTGCGCCGCCTTCTTGCCCTCGCGCGCCAGCACGCGCACGTCGCGCGGGATCTTCGCCAGGCGCCGCTCCAGCGTGCGCGTCGAGGGCACCGTCCAGCCGTGCTCCACTGCCGCGCGGCGCAGCCGGACGATGCACGACTTGGCCGTGCGCCGCTCCGGCGCCAGATACAGCGCCTTGAGGAACTCGAACGCCTCTGCGTTCAGCTCCGCCTCGGCCGTGCGCCCGACGTGGCGCGGCGCGAGCGCGTAGAGCCACAGGTGCGAGGGCTCGTCGCGCACCAGCGCGAGGTAGCGCTGCAGGGTCGCCTCCGAGATCGAGCGCTCGGCGGTGATGGCGCTCACCACCGCCGAGCGCTGGAAGCCGCGCGCCAGCAGCTGGAAGTACTCCTGGACGATGGCCAGGCGCTCGCGCGCCTCGGCCTTCGTCGACTCGGGCCGGGCCTCGTACAGGCGCGCCATCGTCTCGCCCCGGTTCGGCGCCGGCGCCGCCGGCGCCGCCGAGGGCAGATCCCGCAGATCGCGCGCCGCGATCGCCACCTGCGCCTCGCGCGGCAGGCAGGACAGCGGGTACTCGCGCCCGCCACCGCGGGCGGCGCGCAGCTTGAATGGCCAGTTGAGCCGAGTCGCCGCCTTGAGGACGCCGCGGGGGGTAGCGGGCATGCCCGGCAGGCCGGACAGCTCGGAAGCGCTGAAGTATTGTTCTTGTTGTTTTGTCATGATCGCTTCGTTGACGTATGTGTTCATCGGCCACTCTTGAGCAGTAGGCGAAGCGCCTTCTCGCGCTCGGCCATCTCTCGCTTTTCCTGCTCAAGACGCCCTAGTTCAGCCAGCAGCACATCCGGGCCACGCAGCGCACGCGCATTGCATTTGCGCGAGTACAGGGCCAGAAGGGCGAACCGCTCGGTGGCGTGATCGAACGCGATCGCGCGCTCAAGATTCACGTTGTGCGTCTCGCGAGCCTCGGAGGTGTAGGCGTTGAGCATGGCCACCGACACCGAAGCGCCGAGGTATCGGGACATGCGGTCAGCGATCTGGCTGCGGGAGTGGGGTGCCGAGGAAACCGCTTCGCTCATGGTGCGAGCGATCTCGACCGAGCAAGCCAGGCTGCCGGGCTCGGGCGCAGTCGGGCCCGCGAACAAGTCCGGAGTCAGGGTATCGGGCTGGCGGGCCATGTCTAAGCAGCCCGCCTGATCTGTACGTTGCCCGCCTCTAGGGCGGTGCTATGCTTCCTGCCGGTCTTGCCGGCGCCGAGGCCACGCTCGCCGCGTCCGCTCTTCGGTCGGCCGTCAGCGTGGTATCGGGACGGCCAGATCTCGTGGACGGACGCGCCGATCGTTTCGGCAATCAGGCGCTCCATCTTCGGGTACGGGAAGTGAAGCGCGACCGAGGCGGCCGAACGGCAGTAACCGTTCACCCTGGAGAGCTTGGCCAGCGAGTAGCCACGTTTCTCTAAGGCGGCCTTGATGTCGGCGGGATGCCAGTCCTGGTGGGCTGGTTTTTTTGTGATGTCTAACCTCGTCATGCCGTTAACCATACGCCGGATTCTCTAGGGTTGCAAGCTGTTTTCTCTAGTTCCGACTTAGGCGACCGGCGGGAACAGCCCGCTATGGGTCAAGAATCAGACAAATCAGTGCCTTACGATGGCCCTAAGGGCGGAATGTCAGTTCCGACTTCGGTTCCGACTTCCCTTTCGGAACTCGGAACTCGAATCAAGCAGGCAGCAAATACTCTAGGAACTAGAGAAAAGGCGGCGCAGGTGATGGGGGTGTCGCCTGACCAGCTAGCGAGATACATGCGCGGAGAGAACGAGCCGGCCGTCTCGAAGATCGCCGCGCTGTGCCGCGCAAGCGGCTTCTCGCTCGACTACCTGGTCTATGGACAAGGGAACCCGAAAGGGTCGCAGTCACCTCTGCAACCGGGCGCCGGGTATGCGGACATTCCGCTCTATGACGTGCGAGCCAAGGGCGGCAATGGCGGCTCAGCGATAGACGACGAGCGCATCGTCAACGAACTGGCGTTTAGGGAGGACTGGATTCGGCGCGAGCTACGTACCTCGCCTGCGAACCTGCGCCTCATTCACGTCGAAGGCGACAGCATGGAGCCGGATCTACGTGCCGGCGACATCATCCTCGTCGACCACACGGACACCACCGCGCGCCGAGAGGGGATCTACGTCATCCGGATGGATGACGCTCTACTGGTGAAGGTCCTGCAACGCCTGCCTGGCGGCCTGATCAACGTGGCCAGCCGCAATCCGGCCTACCAGGCCTTCACTGTCAACGTCGCAGACATTGAATCCTCCCCAACTTTTTCGATCATTGGCCGCGTTGTCTGGGCTTGCAGGAGGCTGTAATAGACGCCATTTGCCCGTACTGCGGTGGGGCGCTGAAGAAGATCCCCCAGCGTAAGACGTTGTGCCCAACTTGTCGTCTGCCGGTCTACGTGCGCAGATCGCCGTCGGATCCGATGCGCCGCCTAGTGACGGAGCAGGAAAGAGACGCGATTGAGCTAGCTTGGACGCGGCGCGCCGAGTTGACGATGGCAGAAAGAGATTGCCGGCTTCTCGGGGTGTCGCGCGAGGACTTCGCCAGCGCGCTCGCCTTGGCGGCGGGCGATGTCCAAGCCGCCATTGAAGGTGTACTGCAGGCCGTGGCCGACGGGCGGGTCGACTCATATAGCCGAAAGATGGCCGCCAGCCTCCTTTCGCACTGGTACGCTAGGCGCGGTGACCCGATGTGGGTCGAATGGCGTACGCGCGCGGCCCGAGAAGAAGTGCTCGGGCATATGGAATCTTGGGATAAGGGCTTCGTCGTGGGGTTCAGCCTTTCGGATTGCGCCGTGCACGCCGGCCGCGTCTTCTCGTTTGAGGAAGCGCTCGCCGTATCGCCGTTTCCGTGTGGTTGCGAATGCCGGTGTTGGTGGCGCGTGCGATTTGCGTCCGACTACGGCTACGAAAGCGAGATACGATGATGCCGCGATCGGCTCCGCTGCGCCCTCAGATCAAGTGGCGCATCCGTACTTATCCACAGCCCGGCATCTGGCGCGCTCGCCGCCCGGAACTTGAACTTGAGGTCGACTTATCAGGTTCGTAACCTCCCGTTCTGTCGCTCTTTTTTGTCGGTTTCGTCCCGTCCAGTCCCGGCGAATCCCACCCGGTCCCGGTTCCTCAATCCAAGTGGCGCCCCTCAC